CAAAAGATGCAAAATCAGCGTTTTGTATATAGCCCCCGAAACTGAGCTTTTGAGTGAGGGAAAAACACTTCAGGAAAGAGCGGTATTCAGCGTGCTGCAAGAGTATGCAAGGTCTGCTCTGTTGGAGAGGACATTCTTGATATCAAATCTGGCTATTGATCCAATGATTGAAGATGCGTCCATTGTGGGATACTACGACTCGATAAACGACCTCATTGCGAGTTCCTTTCATATGATCAACTTTTTCGACCACGTATCTTCTGTTACGGACACCTTTTCATCTCCAGCTGAGACTGCGAGGATTTCAACATTTGGGATTTTAAATCCAAAAACAGGTGAAGAAAATTTGTTTTTTCCTCTTGACAAAACAAGAGAAACAAGGTACTATTATGGCATACCTGAAGAAAAGATGACCAAAGAAAAGGGTCTTCATAGGAAGATTGTCAATCAGGTAAAGAGCAAAGCGACAGAAGATAGGAAAGTGAGTTATGGAATATATCCAACGAGTTACGAACAAGAATATGCTTACATTTTGTCGCACTCATCTTTTATACAAGAAAAATAAGAAAACACTTGACAAATGCCAAAACATTTGTTAATATATAAACAGTTGGTCAGGAAATTTGCTGACCTGCTTTAGCCAAAGAGTAAAAAAAGGAGAAAACACTATGGCACTTGATCTAGATCGCATGCGCGAGAAACTTAACACCGTCACAGGCAAGGGGGGTTCTAGAACGGACTTCTGGAAGCCACAAGATGGAGAAAGCAACGTGAGAATCGTTCCAACACCGGATGGAGACCCATTCAAGGAAAAGTTCTTTCACTACAACGTGGCACAAGGAGGGTTCCTGTGTCCAAAGAGAAACTTCGGAGATGATTGTCCGGTCTGCAACTTTGCGAATAAGCTGTGGAACGAAGGCACCGAAGAAAGCAAGAAGATGGCGAAGAACCTTTTCGCAAAGCAGAGATTCTTCTCACCAGTCCTTGTCAGGGGCGAAGAGACTCAAGGAGTCAGAGTGTGGGGATACGGAAAGATGGCATATGAGAAGTTGCTAACGATTGTTCTCGACCCGGATTACGGAGACGTTACGGACCCTGAATCTGGTAATGACCTCAAAATTATGTACGGCAAGCCACCGGGAGCAACCTTCCCTCGAACGGATATTCGTCCTAGACCTCGTAAGACGGTTCTTTGTGACGACGCAGTAGGCGGAGATGAACGTTGCGCCGAGTTGCTAGAGACTGTTCCTGATTTGGAAAAGCTGTTTGATAGAAAGACCACAGAGGAAACTCAAGCAATCTTAGACACTTTCTTGGACAGCGACAACATTGAAAGGCAAGTTGAAAAGTTTGGTGGGAATATCTCACCCCCGCCAGCAGACAAGGAGGTAGATGCAGTCGAGGCCGCATTCAACGACCTATTGAGTAATTAAATTAAAACCGCAGGGAGGCACGGGTTTACAGGTGCCTCATTTTTTTTAACATGAGGGTACACGCAATATGCGTTATAGTTGTGCCCAAGAAATAAAAAGGAGAATATCATGAAAAAAAGAATAGCACTGAACCTAATAAAAGGTTCAAAATACGGAGAATGCGTGGTACAACCACACAGATCCGATACAGAAAAAGAGGCAATTCAAAGAATATTCTTTGTCAATGCGTCAAGTCCCGGCAACCTGGGAGGTATTCCTCGTGGGAGCAACCCAAGATCTTACAATAATAGATCTCCTGTTGTTAACAAAATTCGTCGCACTCTCCGAGATCGCCAAGGATTGTGCCTTTTCAATGGAGGGATTCAGGTTACAATTGATGTTGGATCTTTCGAGTATGATGAAGAAGGTCACACTATTTCTTTTACGTGTGAGGGGGAAAACAACGGTCATTATGACGGTCAGCATTCCATGAACGCTATTTTGGATGAGCTTTCGGACCCTGACTCCAAGCTTGGCTTCGCGGAACAGCCCTTTAAAGTTACTCTTGTGGAGGACACATTTTGGAGAGATACCGAAGAATCGCGTTCAGCCGCCGCGGCGTGGAACACAAGAAAGGTCCAAGAAGCCGCATCGGAGCAAAACCAGCGCGGTGAATATAATGATCTCAAAAATCATCTTGACAGCAAGTATGTCGAGAATATTCGTTGGGAGGAAAATCAAAAATATAAGAATAGCAAAGAAATGATTCCGAAATGCAAGGGCATTGTTCAGGTCTCAACGCTTTTGGCACAAGCTATTCCAGTGCAAATGGATCGCACATATACAAAAGATTTTGCAAGGGCATTCCCCCGAGTCTCGAAGAAGGCTACGGAGCGTCTTTGGAAATCTGCCCGGACTATAACATCCGCAATTGCCCCGCATGCGAACACTATTTTGCACTTAGCTGACTATATTCAGTCTTCTTGGGGAAGTATCCCGGACAGGGAAAATTATAGGGTACTTAAAAAGTACAGCAAGAGTGGATTTTGTACAAAAACGGCAGCAGAATCGAAGCCATATGTATATAACAAATTTGGCAGCAGAGGTACAGTCGATGGTGCGATCAATCATGAATTTTTGTCGGTTATTATGCAAGCCCTTTTGAGACACACTATGTCATTCGACGAAGACACTGGGATACAAAAATTTGATTTTTCGGTTGCCGAAATTGAGAATTTGTGGGATACCGTAAGAGGCGATATTCTGAATGTTTGCGAAAAGCTTTTCAACGATTTGTACCCAAGAAGCGGCTATCGCATGGTACCACTGTTGGATAATTCTTCGGTTTGGGATCGAGTGGATGAAGTTGTCCAGAAGGCTGTGATGTCCAATTTGATTTCGAAGCTATCATCGAAGGCTGCAGTTTGAAAAGTCCTCTTAGATATCCAGGTGGCAAAACTAGAGCCGTCAAGATAATCTTAGATCACATCCCTGAAGACACTGGGGAGCTTTGCTCCCCTTTCTTCGGTGGTGGTTCTATTGAGTTAGCTGTTGCTGAAAGAGGAACAAGAGTTGTTGGATATGATTTATTCAAACCACTTCATTGGTTCTGGAAGGCTTTGTTAGAAGACAAAGAAGAGTTGGCAAAAATCGCAGATTCTTTTCGTTTTTTTAATGACGAGTTTTATGAAACAAAAACTGGAACTTCTGTAGTGAGGGGTCTCTGGAAAAAAGACTTTTTAGATCTGAGAGATGAGTTGAGAAATGCAAAAGAATATTCTGTAAGGAACGCAGCAATTTTCTATGCACTTAACAGGTCTTCTTTTTCGGGCGAGACCCTTTCCGGAGGCTATTCTAAAAGAGCTGGTTATGTCAGGTTCACAGATTCGAGCATTCAAAGAATTTTGGATTTTGAGGGCAAGAACTTTGGCGTTGAATGCGAATGTTTTAAGACATCGATTCTTAAAAACCCGAATGCTCTTATTTATGCTGACCCTCCATACGCATTAGACAAACACAAGCTTTATGGAGATAAGGGAAACATGCATAAGGGGTTCGACCATCTGGCTTTGTATGAGGTACTGTCTTCTAGAAGTAATTGGATATTGTCATACAATAACAAAGAGTGGATCAGAGAGATGTACAAGGATTATGAGATCTTGGATGTCAGTTGGGCATATAGCATGAACAACATATATTCCAAGAAAGAAAGGGAAGCGGGACAAAAGAAAAAGATGAAGGAATCATCTGAAATTTTAATCATTAATAAGGAGAGAAAATAGTGGTAAAAGTAACAAAAATTAAACCAGGGAAGGTCTCAATGGATGAGATTCGTAGGATCATAAACAAGAAGGCTGGTCACTCCGTGGCACACAGTCTGGCAGAGGACAACCCGACAGAGGTTAAGGAGTGGATTCCAACCGGTTCCCGGTGGCTGGATTCGATTGTTTGCAAAGGAAGACTCGCAGGGATCCCTGTTGGGAAGATTTCAGAGATTGCAGGTCTTGAATCAACTGGTAAATCTTATATGGCAACACAAATCGCAGCAAATGCTCAGAAGATGGGCATCGAAGTGGTATATTTTGATTCTGAATCTGCGATTGATCCTTCTTTTCTTGAGAGGGCGGGATGTGACTTAGATCGTTTAATGTACGTTCAGGCAGAGAGTGTCGAATTTGTGCTAGAGACAATAGAGGAATTGTTGGCAACCGGAAATAAGTGGTTGTTCATTTGGGACTCTCTTGCTCTGACACCAGCAATTTCTGATATAGAAGGTGATTTCAATCCTCAGTCTTCAATGGCAGTAAAGGCCAGGATTCTATCAAAGGGGATGTCGAAGTTAACTGTGCCGATTGCGAACAGCCAGGCAACACTCCTGGTTCTCAACCAGCTGAAGACAAACATTACTCGGTCCCCATCGGAAGCGATGACGACTCCGTATGTCACTCCGGGCGGCAAGGCTATGCATTACGCTTATTCTTTGAGGGTGTGGCTTACGGGTAGAAAAGCGAAAGCATCGTTTGTAGTAGACGAGAATGGATTCAGAATCGGGTCTGAGGTTAAAGCAAAGCTTGAAAAGTCTCGTTTTGGAACAGCAGGAAGACATTGTAATTTTAAAATCCTGTGGGGTGAAGTTGACAATGTGGGCGTTCAAGACGAGGAAAGCTGGTTCGAGGCAATTCAAATATCAGATAGTCTAAAACAATCTGGTGCGTGGTTTTCATTAGAGTTAGAAGATGGCACCGAGAAGAAGTTCCAGAGAAAGGGCTGGGTTAAAGAGCTGAAAGATGATAAATTCCGAAATAAGGTCTTGCAAATTATTGATCAAGATGTTATAATGAAATTTAAGAACAGAACAGGTAATGCTGCTGACTATTATGAAGAGGAAGAGTCTCTCCCCGTCGAGGATTAAGCACCCACTTGGTTCTCGGCATCTCCGCCCCTGAGCGTGTTTTCCTATTATGGTTGCACGCGCTCAGGGGCTTTTTTTGAAAAGAGGTAAAAAATGAATGGTAGAGTGATGATTGTGGATGCACACAATCAATTTTTAAGGTCGTATATTGTCGACCCAAGTTTGTCAATAAACGGAAGTCCAATTGGTGGTTCAAAGGGTTTCCTTAAGATTCTCAACAAGTTAACGAGGATTGTAAGTCCGGATATGACTGTCGTTGTTTGGGATGGAGAAGGGGGGTCTCAAAAGAGACGCGCTCAAAATAAAAATTATAAATTAGGAAGAAAGCCGCCACTGAGGCTGAACAGGGATACCCGTCACTTGACGGAGGAACAGGAAAAAGAAAATAAAGCTTGGCAACAGATCAGGGCGATAGAATATCTTAACCAAACTCCAATAGTTCAATTTATAGAGCCCCGCGTTGAGGCCGACGATGTGATTTCGCATGTCGCACAAAAGCAAAAGTTCAAAGATTGGCAAAAAGTCATTGTTTCCAGTGATAAGGACTTTATTCAATTGTTGGATGACAAGACGATATTGTACAGACCAACACAAAATCAAGTGCTTAATAAGAAGGCAGTTTTGGAACAATATAAAATTCATCCAACGAATTTCGCTTTGGCGAGAGCACTGGCGGGGGACAAAAGTGACAATTTAGATGGCGTTCCGGGTGTCGGATTGGCAACTGTCGCTAAGAGGTTCCCCTTCTTCGCCGATGAGAAGGAATGTTATCTGGAAGATGTTGTTACTCACTGCAAAGAGCAGGAAACCAAGTTAAAAGTTTATGACCGTGTATTAGAAGAGACAGACAAGGTCGAGAGCAATTATAAAATAATGCAATTATATTCCCCCTCTATCTCTATTCAGGGTAAAACTAGAATAGACGAAGCAATAGACGGGCATGTTCCTGAGTTTAACAAGACTGGGTTAAGGACGCTGATGCACCAGGACGGTATTGGCGAAATCTCATTGAGTTCTTTGTTCGAAAGTTTCAATCGAATGATATCTGACTTTTAGTCTTGCAATTTTTTGGTCTTTGTGATAAGATTAATCATTAAATAAAAGGAAAAACATGACGGAGCAAGAAAGGGAAGATTTCTCAAACTTTGGTAGATCTTTTCAAGAGGATCTGTGTCACTTAATTTTGGTAGACAGACCATTTGCAGATCAAATATTTGAAGTTTTTAATATAAAGTTTCTAGAACTTAAACATCTTAGGGTCTTTATCAACAAAATTCAAGGATATCGACAAAAATACGGTGTCCACCCAACCGCCAAAATTATGAAGTCCATTATACGGACAGAGTTAAAGAAAGAACAAGAATCTATTCAGGTCCTCATACGGGACTATTATGCTAGAGTATTATCGACCGGATTGGAAACAACTGAGTCTGAATACATAAAAGACGTAGCGTTAGACTTTTGCAGAAAACAAAAGCTAAAGGAAGCACTGATTCGGTCTGTTGACCTGATCAAGCGTTCCTCTTTTGACGAGGTTAGCAGCGTAATCAATGACGCTATTAAACTTGGAAGTGACAACAACTTTGGATATGATTATATTCTTGATTTTGAGAAAAGATTTCAAATCCGCGAAAGAAACCCAGTAACGACTGGATGGATAGAGGTTGATAACTTGTGCAAGGGCGGCATCGGAAAGGGAGAGCTGGGTGTGTGTATCGCTCCTACAGGAGCGGGAAAAAGCATGGCGTTGGTGCATTTAGGCGCACAAGCATTGAAAGCTGGAAAGAATGTTATACACTATACGCTGGAGTTAGCGGATACTGTAGTTGCGAGTCGGTATGATAGTTGTCTTACCGGCGTGGACCTTTCAAATGTAATTTCTTTTAAGGAAAAGATTTACGAAGAAGTACAAGAAATAGAAGGAAAGCTGATTGTGAAGGAGTATCCTACCAAATCTGCATCGGTCCAAACGATTAAAAATCACCTGGAAAAGATGAAGATTAGGGGGTTTTCCCCGGACTTAATTATCGTCGATTATGGGGATTTATTAAGACCAATTTCTTCTATAAAAGATGAGAAAAGACATCAGCTGGAGACTATTTATGAGGAGTTGAGAGGTATTGCGCAAGTAAACGAATGCCCTGTCTGGACAGCCTCTCAAACAAATAGAAGCGGTTTAAACGCGGAAGTTATTACCATGGAAGCAATTTCGGAAGCGTTTAATAAGTGTTTTGTTGCAGATTTTATTTTTACGGTTTCACGAACCATCGAGGATAAAAACACCAACAGTGGGCGCATCTTTATAGCTAAAAATAGAAACGGACCAGATGGGTTGGTGTATCCAATTTTCATGGACACGAGTAATGTAAGAATAAAGGTGCTACCACAGACGAATGAATCGGTTGAGGATATCGTTGAAAAATCTGCTAAAAAACAACTTGAGAGATTGAAAGAGAAGTATAAGACATTTAAAAAGGGGGAGTAATAATAATGGAATTATCTAATCAAATACTATCTGACATAACGGTGCACATGAAATATACAAGGTTTCTTCCGGATAAAAATAGAAGAGAAACTTGGGAAGAACTTGTATCTAGAAACATGGAGATGCACTTAAGAAAATATCCTTTCTTAGAACTTCAAATAAGAAAGGCGTATAAGATGGTGTTTGATAAGAAGGTTCTACCTTCGATGAGGTCAATGCAATTCGGTGGAAAACCGATTGAGATCAATCCAGCAAGAATGTTTAACTGCTCATTTGTCGCGGTTGACGATTATCGCTCTTTTAATGAAACGATGTTTTTGCTCCTTTCTGGTTGTGGTGTTGGATATTCTGTGCAGAACCACCATGTTGAAAACCTGCCAGAGATTCGCAAACCAACTTCGAAGCGTACCTATAGGTATCTGATTCAAGATAGCATCGAAGGCTGGGCCGACGCAGTGAAGGCTTTGATAGAAACCTATTTCGGAATAAGAACGTCTCATATTCGTTTTGACTTCGGAGATATCCGACTAAAGGGGGAGAGACTTATCACATCCGGGGGCAAGGCTCCCGGACCCCAACCACTAAAGGAGTGTCTCCTTAAAATAAAAGGGATACTAGATGACAAAAGTGATGGAGAAAAACTAACTTCAATTGAGTGTCACGATATAATGTGCCACTTGGCAGATGCAGTGTTGTCCGGAGGCATTCGTCGTGCTGCAATGATTTCTTTGTTTTCAGCAAATGACAATCAGATGTTGTCTGCTAAGACCGGTACCTGGTGGGAGAATAACCCTCAACGAGGTAGAGCGAACAACTCTGTGGTCCTTCTTAGGCATAGAATCGAGAAGGACACATTTATGGACTTGTGGGAGAGGATTGAGGCGTCTGGAGCTGGTGAGCCTGGATTTTCGTTTACTAATGACAAGGAACGAGGGTTCAATCCATGTCATGAGATTTCACTAAGGTCTTGCCAGATGTGCAACCTTACAGAGATTAACGTGAGTGACATAGAAGATCAGGAAGATTTCGAAGAAAGAGCAAGAGTTGCTGCTTTTATAGGCACCTTGCAAGCGGGGTACACGGACTTTCATTATTTGAGACCTGCCTGGCAAACAAACTGCGAAAGGGATTCCTTGTTGGGCGTTAGCATGACGGGAATTGCTTCTCGTAAGGTTCTCGACTTGAGTATGATTGCTGCAGCTCAAGTTGTTAAAGATGAAAATTTGAGGGTAGCAGACCTTATTGGTATTAATCCGGCCGCGAGAACGACAGCTGTAAAGCCTGCTGGTACGACTTCTCTAGTATTAGGAACATCAAGCGGAATTCATGCTTGGCATAACGACTATTATATTCGTCGTGTGAGAGTCGGCAAAAACGAGCCTATTTATGGGTATTTGCTGGAGAACCATCCGGAGTTGGTGGAGGATGAATATTTCAGCCCTCACGACACTGCTGTTATCTCCGTGCCTCAAAAGGCACCTGAAGGCGCGATACTAAGATCGGAAAGCGCAAGACAGCTATTAAAGAGAGTAAAACAGGTTTCAGAAGAGTGGGTCTTTGCTGGATTTAGAAAAGGTCCCAACAATCACAATGTATCCGCCACTGTTTCAGTTAAGGATGCTGAGTGGTCCGATGTCGGCGAGTGGATGTGGGAGAACAGAGACTCTTACACGGGACTATCTGTTCTGCCGTATAATGGCGGCACCTATAAACAGGCTCCGTTTGAGGATTGCTCGAAAGAAACTTATGAAGTGCTCTTTGAGACGCTTAAAGATATTGACTTAACAAAAATTCGAGAAGAAAAGGACAATACAAATCTTACAGCCGAAGTTGCTTGTGCTGGTGGAAGTTGTTCTTTAAAATATTTATAAAAAAGTACTTGATTTTATATTAAAATACTGTTATAGTATTATTATAATTAGCGTAGTTGAGAAAAGGAGAAAAAATGGCTACTAACTTACACATCGTCGAGGATGACCTCATCGCAGAGAAAGAAAAATATATCACATCTTTTATAGAATCCCTTGTGGCACTAGAAGATGCGATGGAGCCCTATAAGGAACAAAAGAGAGACCTCAGAAAAAACTATGTCGAGAATGGATGGTTGACCAAAGAGGAATTGCGAATGTCCGTCCGCGCATATCGTCTCATGAAGAACGAAGTTGACATGGAACAACTTTTGGACTTTTTCGACCATGTCAAGAGAACGGTAGGGACTAATGGGTAGGCTACCTCCCACTCTTAGACCTGTTAACAGGCATCTTTTAATAGTCCCACACATTGTTAAAGAAGAAGATGAATCGGGAATTTTGTTACCGGAAGATTACAAGCCCAAAGAAGACGAGTATATAGCAGCGACAGTTGTTGATGTCGCAAGTGATTGCGGACCTCACTTCTTAAATTTAAGAAGAGGAGCCTTCGATAATAGAAGAGACATAATAATTGATCGAAGTATGATTGAAGAAGTAAAATACAAAGACAAAACATTTTTTCTTATTTTAGAGAACTACGTTGTGGGTATGTTGAGAGAAATAAGCGATACTAGATAGAGGCATAGATGAGACAAATATTATTATTGGTTGTTATGATGTTCCCCGCATGCGGTGACGAGTCCTGGATAAACGAACCACTGGATTACAGAAATCATGATTTAGGCGTAGGGATTATCCCGCCTGATTATGAGATGGAGGAAGATTTAGGTTTAGATTCTTTTTTCGACCTTTCGGCTCCATTCATAGATGCCGCCCCACCGATTGCAGACTTCGGACCTGAACCCGACGCAGCACTAATTTGTCGTCCGTATGGCAAGAAAGAACCTTGCGAAATACAAGATCTTTTAGGTCCCTGTTCAGAGGGCGAGAGATACTGTAGAATCACTGAGTGGACTCAATGCTTTCAAGTAAATAACCCTAGACAAGAAACCTGCGACGACATCGACAATGACTGCGACGGAGAGTTGAATGAGGCACCAGCAGATCTCGCTCCTGATCATGCAAGTCCTCAAAATGGCTTGTTGTCTAGAAGATGTTATACTGGAGCCGTGGGAACAGACAAAAATGGACCGTGTAGAAGTGGCGTGTCTCTTTGCGAACCAACCGAAGAACAGGGTCCTGAAGGTCCAGTGGTGACTTATTCATACGGAGAGTGTCAGAACCAAGTCCTGCCCCAACCGGAGAATTGCGACACTACTGATAACGACTGTGATTCTCTTGTTGACGAGGACGTTCTCAACGCCTGCGGCGAATGCGGTCATGTCCCCGAAGAAGTCTGCGACGCCCTAGACAACGACTGCGACGGCAGCGTAGACGAAGAGCTTCTAAACGATTGTGACGAATGCGGGCCATTACCGAGAGAGCTGTGTGATTTTGTTGACAACGACTGCGACGGGTTCATCGATGAAGACTTTTTGGAGGGAGACTGCAATTGTGATCATCCCGACTACGTGCCCCAACCGGAAGTATGCAATGGCGTCGACGACGATTGCGATTTCGCAATAGACGAGGGTCCAATCGGAGGTCCACTAACAATGCTTTGTTCTACGGATGTTTTGACTGGGAGCGTTGTTACGCATGCTCGTCGAGAAGACGGACCACAATATGTCGGCGGTGATTGTCGTTTGGGAATCTCGTTTTGTGAATTGGGTCGCAATGAGCGAGGAGAGATGCAACGAGGATATCACGAATGTCTGCAGGAGGTCCTCCCAGGAGTTGAGCGATGCAATGGCATCGATGACGACTGCGATGGCAACGTAGATGAGAACTTTCAACAGGGAAGCGTAGCGGTCATGATGGTGGTTGACGTTTCCGGTTCGATGGAAGAAGCAGAGCTTCGAACAGCCTTCGATGCTACAAGGGATTCAGTACGTCAACTGTTTGACGACGGAGTTGTTGATGTTTGTTATATGCTAGCTGTGGTTGGAAATGATGACATGCCGGATCCATATCTTTATTATCCTGGCGACAACTGTGTTCCTGGAGTTGAAGACCCGCCAATATTTCCGGTGGAGGACATGGAGGCAGCTATAAGTGGTCTTCGCGGCGCATTGAACGCGAACGCTGTGAATCAGGGCGGGAACACAGAAAATACTTTAGATGCTATCGGGAGATTTTTTACTGATGACTTGATTGACTGGGACCAGGACGGCACCCCGGAAAATATTTTGTGGAGCACTAACCGTCCAGCCGCCCGATTACGAGGTGTAGAGAATGTCTGGGATGTTGATCTGAGTCAACACACTCATCGTATAGTCGTAGTGATAGGCGACGAGCCTGCCCAAGGAAGAGAGTGGAGCAGCCATGATGCTGCTAGAGCAATGGCGCATTCCGGCGGAATGGTGTTTATAATAGGATCAAATGCCAGCGTGCATAGTTACCAGCCTTTGGTTGATTTCGGTGCGGTTCACACCACTGGCTTGGATGGTTTCGGAAACCAAAATGCCGCTCAAATAGCAGCTGTCGTTGAAGAGGCTATCGAAGAGGCTGCATGTATAAACAACCGTCAGCAGGAACAGGAGCCCGAGGAAGAGGAAGAGGAAGAAATGGCTTGTTATGAGAGTGATACATATAACAAGATTGCAGCAATTCCATTGGACACTTACAAGCTGGTTAGTTATTCTTATTATTCTTACGAACATTACGGGATTTGCCTTTAGACAAGTATGCATTTTGAAAATATTGTAATTGGAAGTAGTTTGTCTTCTGTGCTGTTCTCTTATTACAACAAATATCCTATCGTTATAAACTCTTTAGAACGCCCTTTCAGATTTGATGAAATGGAAAAGGAAATATGCATAGGCGATCTTAAAACTAAAAACAATCTTTGTTTGTGGTCTTGGGCGTTGTTCGAGGTTTCGTCGAGAGGTCACGCTCCCTTCGGGTCGTGTGTTTCTTCTGTGAGAATAAGCGG